ATAGGAAGTCATATTGAATATGCTCACTCATGTTCTCCCAATCTTCTGGAGTAATTACATTCTTCAGAAGTAATTGGGTCTTCAGCATGTCATTAAACATGTTTGAGAATCTTTTTCTCAAACGACCAACAAACTTAGTAAACTTAAGTTCGTCTCTCAAAATCTCAGAAGATCTCCCCAAGTTAAACCCACCTTCTCCATCCATTCTTGATGGGGGAACATTAAGCGAACGGTAGAGTTTCTTCTTAAAGTATTCAATATCAGTGATTTCTCCAAGGTTTTGTCCACCTGGGAGTGTTGTAATTTCTGTTCCTCTTCCACCTTCCCTCCTGGGCAACCAGAAATCCTCCAGCATTGCCATGTATTTTTTATCATCACGGATCTCTCCCGTGTTTGCGTCATAAACAAGTTTGTTACGATAACGAGTCATCACATCACGCAGATATTGTTCTGCTTTGACTTTGGGAAGATTACCAACGTCAATGTAGAAAATTCTACGTTCTGGTGCTCTACTTAAACGATAGATGACCAAAGAGTCCTCAATCATTCTAAGTTGATTAAGTGACTTAATTGCTTTGTGAAGATATGAAAGAGTTGATCCCTTATTTCTATCTACCAATCCAGAGGTGCAATATGTAACCGCATCTCTTGCAATTTTAATTCCTTGCTGTGCCCCAGTTTGCATGGGGTTTCCAGTTGGATAAACTGCTTTAGGATTATAGATGAAAAACTCTTCAATCTCAGGGAAGTCATAATCCATAGGATTATCACTTCTTATTTTTGTGATAGCAGAAACATCATTCTTTGATTTTTTCTGCTGTTTAACATAACGCATTTTCATTGCGTCAATATAACGAAGTTCCTGGATACCTGCTTCAGGATTCTTTAAATCAATAACTTTATGATAGTAAATGCGACCATCAATATACCAATTTCTATAAATTTCGTGTGCCTTCTTATCAAAATCAAGAAGATCGAGAATGTATTTGAACTCTTTACGAATTATATTTTTGATACCATCACTAGCATTGAGATTTGAAAGTTCAATCTCAACAGGACTATCATTAGAATCTGATACGATTGCTTCATTTACAATATCTTCAATGGCACTATCCGCTTCGGGATGAAGTGCCATTTCACGATATCTTTTAATGAGATCAAATTCGGTGCGATATACACCTTCAATATCTACATAAGAACCAAAAAAACCACTACTCATATAGTGGTCATTCCCGTCCTCATTATTAGGAGGAACGGGACTGACGGCACTTGGAGATAGTGGTTCTGTGTTCTCAATAGAGAACCCAAATAACTTAGACATTATTATAAACTAACTTAAGTCTGATCTATTTATGGATCAGTCAGCAGTGTTATCTGGGGACCAGTATTGAACTTGGAATTCAACTGTAAATTCTTCAATGGTGTCAGATGTGTCGTAAGACAGGTCAATAGCAGCAACGTTCGTTGGGAAGATTCCGTAGAACTTGTACTTCTTAGCAGTCTCAAGACCATCACCTCTTACATCATTGGTAGCAGATGTTTTTCTCTTGAACTGTTTGACAACAGCATCAACTTGATAATCTGTTGGGTCAAGCAAACCAGATCCATCAGCATATTGTGCAATCTCTTGCATCCAACGTTCCATTGCAGTGCGAATAACGAAGTCGTTATCGTTGATGACTGTAACGGTCCAAGTATCAAAGGTTCTGTCTCCAGCAACTTTGAAGATTCTGCCTCTGAATGGAACATCAATTGATGCTACGTTAGAAGCAGGCAACTGTGCTGCCTTACAGAGAACAGAAAAACTATCAGAATCGTAGTTTGTATCACCCGATCCAGGGAAAGAAGTTAAGTCTACCTGGAATAGATTGGGGCGAGCACCGCCCCCAACAAGAGTTGATTTAATTTTCTCGATAGAGTGTGGCATTTTTTAATCCTCCTTTTGGTATTTAGATAATGCTATCAAACTCTGCCAACTACTTCTTCAAAGCTAACACCAGTACGGGTAGCAACGAAGGTGAGTGTTACATAGTTAATCGACTTAGCAGGCTTCAGGAAGATGTCTGCCCTAAACTCATTATTATCGATGATATCAGGAGTGTTGTTCGTGCTATCACAAACAACCATGAATCCATAAAGTCCTCTCTTCGATTGAATGTCACGAAGATAAGGTTCAACGATGTTTCTGAAGTTAGCTCTGGTTAACTCATCGTTGAGTTCAAAGAGTTGAGCTTGTGCTGCTCTTTCCAGTGCTTGTTCGATGGTAAGGAACAAACGACGAACGTTGATTCTGTCAAACGCAGAAGCATATCCGAGTGCAGTCTTATCACCGAAGAGAAGTGTTCCGATACCAGGTGTGGTGACAAAGGAGTTAATTCTCGCAGGATAGAGACGATCTCTTTGTGCTTTGTTGGGGTTGTATGCCAACTTAATTGCATTGTTAATAACACCTCTCTGTTGTCCAGCAGGTGAGAACCAAGGATATGCAACGATTGATGTGCGAGTCATGAGACCAGCAACATCAGCATTTGTTGGAACATAACGGAACTCGTTATTGAATCTGTCGTAGGTGTACTTATATCCACTGTCAAATGTTGCATAAGACGAGGAGGACAGTGAACTGAAGTAGTTGATCAGATTTTCTGTCTGAGTATTCGTGTTAGTGATGTTAACCAGATTTCCTCTGTGAGGTCCAACGACTGCCATGCAGTCCTTTCTATCATTAGCAACAGAAATTAAGTAGTTTGCTTTTGCTTGCGATTCTGCTTCAGTTGCACAACCAGGACCCATGATCAGATAATCAACTTCAATTTCATCTTTATTAGAGAAGAGTCCGTATGAAGTGATCAAGTTGGAAAGTTCTGCCTTCATTCCACCAGTTGCGGAATAATCAACACCACCACCGAGGGTGTAAGTTACATTACCAATACCAGCAAATGTTACATCTTGAGCAGATTGTCCCCAGAGTCCATCTGCAGTTGTAATTGCGGTGAAGTCGGTGGAGAATCCAGTTGCTCTTGGGTTTGTGTTGTGTGCTGCATCATATGCCTGGGAGGGATTATAACCAGCATAGATGTTAGCAGAGAAATCAGCAAGGTAATCCTTGTAGTAGATTCTCTGAGGTGCATTTACATTAGAGATTGCATCTCCTGCTTTAGACAGATTGACATGCTTCTCAACAATGTTGCCTTTGATTCCAGTGATGGAACCTGTGTCATCAACAACTACAACATGAAGTCCATCATTTATACCGTTTCTATCGGTTACATAAACATTAGAGGTAGGTCTTGGTGCAATTGCTTTCCAATAAGTAGTTGCATTAGTCAGACCCAGAGTTTGCTCCTCATACCAGTCAACTGCAGTTGCTGGAGTGAAAGTAGTACCGTTAAGTCCAGTGCTGGTAATACCAGAATTATTAACGAAGTGAATCTCTGTACCAGTACCAAATGCTCTTGTGTTAGAACCTTCTTGATAAGTGACCTTAGTTTCGGTAGATCCCCCACCAACAGTTTCTACACGAGAAACAACCTTAACATCAATCGTGCTATTTCCACCAGTTACATCAGTTGCCATTCCAACGATGATGCCTTTCAGGAATCCAGTGAATCCAGTAGTCGTTCCTGATCCAGGAATGACTGCGTTGTCAAGTGATGCGGTTACACCAAATCCGATTGTTGCACCAGCATCAGCAAGACCAGTTGTTGCAATACCAATTCTTTGATCAGCAAAGTCGTCAATTGTGCAAACCTTCAGTCCATTTCCCCAGGTTCCAGGGTTCTTAGCAGCATATGTAAAACTATTGTCTGAAGTATGGAAACCAACATAGTCATCATAGTTGGTAATCTTCAGTGAGGTTGTTGATGCAATTCCAACACCTGCATTTGCATTATTGAGTTGGGTGTCATCAGTTCTAATAACCTTCAGAACTCCCCCATAAGAAAGGAAAGATGATGCACTCATCCAGTACTCATACTGTGAGTCAGTTGACAGGGGCTTACCGAATGTATCGATAAGTTCTTGTTCTGTAGAAATGTCAATTGGATCGTCAATTGGTCCGATCTTGAAAGGTCCAGCAATCGCACCAATGTTGTCTAGTACATTATCAGCTCTTCCTACTGTTAGGTCAACCTCCCTGACTAATACGCCTGGAGATAATTGAGGAGTCGCCATGTTTTTGTTCTCCGAGTCTCAGTTTATCTGAAAATATTTATTAAAAACCATAGTTTCGCAGGGGAAACACGCCGTGAACTACCAATCTGGATATTCCCACTTACCCAAAACTCTGTTTGTCATTTTGTTTGCAACTCTTGTTATTGTACACTCTTTACATTCATATGAATATGAAGATGCTACTGGACCCCTATCTTTTCTGGTTCTGTAAAACTCTTCAACTAGATTTTTTGTTTCGCCACAAACTCTACACTTTCTGTCTTGTAGCAAAAGGTGTCCAAGTTTTATCTGACCATCTAAATCCATTACATGTACTCCCACATATATGATCGATCACCATATTCATCAGTGAACCATCGATCTCCATCAGCATCAACAAAAGTGGAACTATCTAATCCATCAGACACAAATCCAAAAGGTGCCATATCCTGCTCGATTTGATCTCTTTGATCTTCATATAATCTTTTACGAACATCTTGATCCGTCAGTTCTTTAAAATAGTCTTGTGCAACCAACCATGCATAAATCACCAAACACATTGCAAGGTCATCATTGCATCCTTCTTCAGCTTCAAATGAGTTATTTTTTTGAATAAATGTAGTTAGCTCTGAAATTATGTCATAGTCCTGAATGAATAACTTAT